ATTAAAGATGAATTATAGACACTAGTAAAATAAGCGTTAGATGTTGACCAGGTAAAAAAATCAACAAGTGCCATAGTTGTCATAAATGGATCACGTAACTTAAATACCATATCCGAAGGTGGATAATGACGCCTCTTCCAAGTGTGGATATTAACAATTGGACCAGAAAATAAAACATTACGCTTATCCTCGCACAGCACCATGTCAGTTGGAGCACCAGCAATACTGGTATCTTTAGGCGGATTAGGATTTTCTGCGACCAAAGGAGCTGCTTCTTCAATCTTCTGCATAGGTGGATTTAAAGCAGCTCGAGAAGCGGCTTCAGCAATTGAAGCGGCAGGTGTATTGCCATCATCAATAACATTAGCTTCTATACTGGTACTAGTATCTTCATCACGACCACCTTGTGCAAACAAGCGGCCGGCACCAGTATTTTGAAAACCATAATTAGGAGTATGTTTCACATAAACAACACGAATACAAGAACGAAAAGAATAAAAACATAAACGATAAATAACCCATAGGAGCGGACCAACAAGACGCCACGTATAATATAGCAAGACTATAATAACAGCCAAACCAACTATATGTGGATTTACCAAAAGACCAAGACAAAAGGACAAAACAATTTGAAATGTGTTATAAATAACATCGAGAAAGCCCGAGTTACTCATAACATCATATACCGAATCAGCAATAGAAATAACACATCCAACAGATGTATTAGTTCCATTGCAAAGAGACAGTGTGACATTTTCGAAAGACAAAGACAAGACAAAAGAAACAAACACGAAGTATATGGCCGCAACCATTGAGAAGACACGTAAAGAACAGATCATTGTGAAAAAAGATATGGAAAGGACTGCTTTCCGTAAAACAGAGAATCATAATATTGCCAGGAGGGAGTATCCAGTTGAAGAAATTTTGTCCATTTATTGTAGTCTTCCATACCATAGAAGTACATAAACTGAACAAACTGACGAACATTTATCTCAAACGTTTGCGATGACGTTTGGTATTTACTTTTTCGATTCCAATTAAGCATCGTACATAATGAATCCCAAGAAAGTTTGGGAACCATCATGCCACGTGAATCAGAGCGAAAAGCACGTTTGAGAAAGGTTAGTTCTTTAATTGGTCGAAAAGAACTACCACCATCTTTGGCAGCCGATGTTAAGAACATACCATATTGTCCAAAATAATCACGAAGTGACTCGTAATTAAACCAACTATGGATTGAGGTAGCTACAGCAAGTATACCATCGTCGCCATATAGGAAGACTCGCACTAAAAGATCGAAATAGTACAAGTCCCTCACCATAGGCGGTGATTCGTCCATCCAAAAAAGACAATAGAGTATCAATTGTCCAAAGGTGTTCAAGATGGTTGTGAAAAAACACCCAGATGGATTACCACCATACATAA